GCAACAAGGACTTCGTCAGCAACTACATTGACCATGGCGTCCGTGTAACTCTCTAATCCTGCTTTTGAAACCTCGTTTACGTCGAGGGTTGTCTCTGGGAACAGGTCGTGCCCACTGTCCGACGCGAGTCTAGCCTGTCCTCCGAGCCTCATGATGTCACGGCCCGTTAGCTCAATTATACGTACTATCTCTCTCCTTGATAACTCGGGGGCAGTGTGCCAATCTCTTAGTGTGAAGCACCTCACACTCCCAACTCCTCTAACTCTTTCTAGTTTGATGTTGTCCACGAACGCTAGAGGGTTCCCAGTCAGACGGGGTAGGTCATCAATCTTGACAGGAGGAATTTCAAGGGACAAAGATGGAAGAGGGGCAAGGTCCAGAGGGTCTGTCTTAAAAACAGTGTAGGAGTAGTTGAGCGAGTCAGGTGTGTTCTCTAGTATCCAGAGTGCCATCAGGTAGAACTCCTGAAACATCACGGGGTAATCCTCTAACCCACCAACCAGCTTCCCAGACCTGTCGGACGAGATTAAACAGTTTGTGGAGAAATTTGGAGACCCTATACTGTAGGCCTCCTGGTGGCCAGCCCTGGCAGCGTACCTGTGAGATAGTGTTCCCCCGGTTGTTGTGGGTAGGCGTTCAGATATGTCGGAGAGTCGGGTGTTGCTGCGAGTGAGGCCTATCAAGTCAATGAGTGCCTTGAGCCGAGGACTGTCACCAATCTGGCTCGAGATCAGTTGTAGTTTCCGGAAAGCTCGGGACGTGGTGTCTGTGCCAACTATGCGATAACCATGCTCACTTCTCTTCTCACGTGTCTTACTCCCCACATAAGGGTCGTAAGGTCCCCTGGTCACACGTGCTTTACTCTTGTCACCATTCACCATGGCAATGATGCCGTTGCAACTGTGGCTCTGCTTGCCTATTCCAACTTCACAGTCTAGTGGGTGGTGAGTGGTGAGTCCAACTGGGCGCTTAGTGGTCGGTGTCTCCCACCTGTCCCTGAGCGCCTCGGCTAAGACAAAAATGGTACTCTCCTCCCACGGCGTCTTTGGGAGTGTCTTGTACCGGTCTGTGAGGTAAGTGAAATTCCTGAGTTCAAGCTCCGAGAATTGCTCAAAGATCGAACTATCAGACAAGCGTGCGACACTCTGAAGAGTTCTTGTTGCTACGAACATCTTGCCAATCGTATCAATTACCCCGTAGACTGAGCAATCCAGTATGTCCCGCGCGATGAGTGGGTTGAAAGGTTCCATCTGCCCAAGTGCTTCGATGATCTGATCTGAGACACCGAGTGCACGGTTCGACAACACCTCCTCCAGGGCCTTGTTTGAGAACTTTCCCCTTAATGAGTCCATCGTAACTTCGGTTATTCCATCTATGGGGGAGACAGGCTTCCGAAGTGGGATACTGTACGGGTCTTTGATGATGTCTACAGCACTGGGAGTTTTGTGGTATAGTGAGTCCGACCTGAGTTGCTCTAACATGCGGTCGTATATCCGGTCGGTACTTCCTGATCTAAGGATCACTAGGTTAGCGATTGCCTTAGTCAAGGGATCGGATCCACCCTTATACATGAAGTCAACTGGCCCAGGGCATGGATATCCCCCAAGGATAGAAGGAAGGCCCAGTAAAAACCTTTTGAAGCTCTCCCACCCGTCTGGACCTGTCCCACTAGTCAACTGTTTGATGTTAGGACCATATGGACCGTGACCCCTCCATAGGTGGTCAAGGTATGTTGATGCTTGAACCAGTCCTAGGTAGTAGCTGATCAAGGGTGTTGAACTTTTCTCTGCCGCTGCTTGGGCACCAGCCATTATAGCACCAACATTCGCCCTAACTGATGGGAAATCCTGGGCAGAGTGGGGGAAGAGACGGGAGTGAAACTTGAGACTTGTAGGGTAGTAAAGCCCTTCAACGAATACATCCTTTGAGTATGTGATGGTTGTTGTTGACTCAAGGCTCTCTTCAGGTTTGGCTTCATGTCCGATGGATGCAAAACCAGATTCTATACGTGCCAACACTTCGCATCTCAGGTCTGTGGCCTGCTTCTTTCGAGAGACCGACAGGTCACGCTTGTATGACAGGGCGAGAACCTGGTTGTCTGCTTGCCCCATCAGCATGTACGACACTGGCAGGTCTTGCAGGGACAGCTTGACTTCCATTATTGTTGGGATTGTCCATAGTTTCTGGGTTATCCCTTCCATGCCGCCTAAGTGGTCGTGCCATACCAGCTCCGACTCAGGTGGGGGGTCATCTCTTATCCCTTCAGGCTCTAACCCTGCAACACGCACAACAATCAGGCACTGTGAGAAAAACTCGTGAACGTAGGTGAACACACCTGGCAATCCAAACAGATCATCCACGCACTCACCTACCTTGTGGATCAGTAGCTCTCTCCACTTAAGGTTCCATCTCGACAGGTCTATCTCGATAAACATGTGGTCATACAGTGAGTCTGATTGTTTGTCAGTCATGTCGAGCAACCGCTTGATCACCTGGTTTCTGCTCTGGGTCATTGACTGTTCGGGGATATATTGAAAGACACTGTCTGCCATGTTAGCTTCAGTAGTTGCAAAAAAAAGCCTCATTTCTAGCACCATCATGCTGAACATCCTAGGAACAGGCTTCAGTTCCCTCTCCTTTGGGTGCAAGCAGACAATCAGCCAATCGTAGGGAACTTCGCGTCTCATGACCCTCTTGATGATCTCTTTGATATCTATCTCTTCTCGTTGAATCATCTCAATCAACAGTCTCCTGTGACTAGTTGGTTCAATTGATCTATCCCAATTAGACGCAATGTTGGTCCTGTACTGAGAGATAGCCTTGTCGTCAACAAGCTCCAGAAAGTTTGTGCAATAATCAAATTCAAGGTTTTTCTCGAACTTGACTGTCTCCCACTCAAGAAGAGGACACTTCATCTTAGTGACTCCAAGGAAGTTCATTGCATGGTATCTGTGTAGTTGAGTCGAGGTGTCACCAACCGTCATCAGAGGCCACCGTGCGTTGATCTTGATGTAGTTCTCAGTGAACGTACGTTTGAACATACACGCGTGTTCAGTGGCTCTTTGGATACTTGTCCTATCTGGGGCGCGAGCAAGCTCAGCTGAGGACAGCCCTCCTACTTTGGGGTCAATAAGTGGGTACCCTGTCACTTTCTGAAGCCCAAAAATCTCTACCACCTCTGTCACTGAAACACAGTCTCTCAGGAGAGCATCAAACTGGTGCACCAAGAACGGCCCTTCAGTGTTTCCTAAGTCTCGCTCTTTCGTCATGATCTTTGACATCATTCGAGGGTAAGGTCCATCATCTCCAAACACCTCGTCTGTGAGCAATGATAGGTACGCTTTAGCCAGACTCTCCGAGTTCTTGAGGATGTTGTAGCCTTCGTTGTTGTACCGTTTCAAACACGCCTCCTGCCATCGGTACAGTCGTTCTGAGAGGGCGCACAAGTTCGTGTTCCCATGCAAGCTCCTGATAGCGGTGTAGATTTGAGCCCTTGAGTAGAGAGTATCCTTGATCATCAACATCTGCTCCCAGGTTATAATTCGATCAGCGAGAGGGTGAGAGGCTCTGACGTTCCCCGGCACCCCTATCACGTATGACGAGCTGACAAGATACATATCCTCCCCCACAACAACTTTCAAGTTCCTCCTACCTTGTGTGGTCTGGACTTGTGCACAATGTGATGCCAACATCTCCCAATACATCCACCTCTCGTACGCTTCCACCTCTTTGGTTGATGGTTGCAGCTTGAAGGTGTGATCGTCGGATAGGCTTACACCAAGCTTTTTCTGGATTCCCGACAGGGCCTCAAGGTATATTCTTGCAGCTGTGTCCATCGATGGTTCCAGAGGAAACTTGAAGCGTGGTGACAACTCAAAAAGTCGCGGGTACTCGTCTGGGTCAACCGGTTCTAAAGAGTGTCCATTCCACCCCGTAAGTAGGAGGGAGAAGACATCTCTGCACTGTGGGTAGTCGTGAATCAGTTGTCCATACTCTCGTGGGTGTGTGTCGTCGTGGTTCGACTTGTAGATGTTATAGCTCTGAAAGAAGTGATTTCTTGGTGTAGTTAGAATGGGAAAGTCCAAGTACGTTGACTGGAAGAAGGGGGTTCTCGCCATCTTCCACGGGTTCCACTTAGGGCGCTCGTATACACGTTCGTTTCCTAGTCTTTCTGTACCTGTTTTTTTTGGCTTTTGATTAATGCATATAGTCCAACCAAGTCAGTTCCTTGTGGGGTGACAGCTAGCTGTCTGAGGGTCACTTTGTGTATTGTATTCCTGCTGTCTGTGTGTCGTGTAGGCACTGGTGCGTATCATACAATCACTCCCACATCTTACTGTGTGTCAAGACGGAGGTTCGAGGTTTTGTTAATACAGGGTAGTGTGACAACAGTGCAATGACAGCGTTCAACGAGTTGTAACTTGGTATTGCCTTGAGAGGAACCCACGCAGTCGATAGCATCTCACATTCAGGTAACGATATGTCTGGACAGGACGAGGCCAAGCTGCGTAGTGTAGGAACAATGTCACACTGAGATGTCGACTTAGGAGACCAGATTGAGAATGTGAGGGATACTCTTTCAGGTCCGCACGACACCTCCACGTTATTAAGATTCACGTTTCTGATAGTCCTACAGTGTTGACCACCTTGGTTGCAAGACCTGACAAGTTCAGGAAGGGTAAAACATGGGGTGTCGACGATCACCCCGTCAAACGGTCTGAGGAAGGTGACGAGGTGCTTCCGTGTCGTTGGCTTGTAGGTGAATCGCCACGTCCATGGGAGCATGCGGAGCAGGTCACGCTCGTCGTGGTCGAGGAGGTCAGTATCTCGACTAAGACTTATGAGATTTTGGTACGACCCGTATGGTAGTGTTCCAGGCATGTTCTGTGGTGTCTCAGGCTCTTCACAGGAGAGCTTCTCAAGCTCTGCAAAGGTACAGACTGTTGAGGAAGCACTCCAGTGAGTGGCCGTGGATGGGTTCGACTCTAGTTTTGAA